AGCATGACTCCCTTATTCAAGGAGTTCCAATCATTATACACATCTACCAACTGATTCCACAGATAATCATTACGACCAAATCCTAGACAAATAACCTTGAAGTCATTTACAACTTCCCTAAACATTTTGCGTCCACCTGGGCCTGAGATTTCTTCCCAATCATCATTCCGCTTTTCCCCATGAATAATTTCATGTACGTATCCCCAAAAAGCAAACTTCCTAGAGGGACGAGAATCAGCTGGTACTGCACTCAAATCAACCCCATCCGCATTCAAGAGATTCACAAACCTGTTCCCCTGTCTAAAGGTATACAAAGATACTTCATCCAAGTTCACATCATTATCTTCTCCCGTAGCCACAGAGGTTACAAATGCTTGGTCACCGTCTTTAAACCATACTTCTCTAAAAGGAACTGCTGACCTAGATGCTGCTTCTTGCTTACTTTCTTCCCTAAGACTTTGAATTCTGCCTATTCCACTCATGTTATTCTCCTTCTATTTTATTTTACCAAATATCTCTGTTCTGTATTATTGCTTCTAGCTCTTTTTTGGTTTTTACATCTTGTACATCTTTCACTCCTTTCGGCAATTTCGTATATGATACCACAAAATTTTGTGTCATGCAAGCCATTAATCGTTCTTTTCCTTTTTGCCCCGCATCATCATTATCTAAACAAATAACCAATTCTTCTACAGGAAGTTTTGAAAGTAACTCCTCCTGAGCCTTAGATAATATGGCTCCTAGTATTGCTATAGAAGGGAAACCATTTTGAGTTAACCACATGGTATCTAAACTACCTTCCGTAACACATACAAATGGACTACGCTTAAGATGATTAATCCCAAATAGGTGCTTAGATTTTTTAAACCCTTTAGAATAAAGATACTTAGGAACAGCATTAGCTCTACGTGATACCCATCCCTTCAATTCCTGGGTCTGTGTATAAATTGGAATGATTAAATCATCATACCTATTAGTACCACAACCCCATTCTTCTAAAGTCTGCTGAGAAAACCCCCTATTAAAAGCCCACTTTGGATAGGTATACCCTTGAAAATCTTCTGGAAAAGTTACAAATTCTTCTGCCTCTTCCAATTCAAAAGTATCAAAGAAATTTATGTCTAGTTCTACATCTTTATCTCCTAAATACGCCTCCACCGCCAACAAAGACATATGCCAATACTTACTTAGAAAAAATTTTAATGGGCCTTGTCCACATCCAGCGAAGCAAATCCACACACCCTTATCTGTATTTATGGATAAAGACGAAACTCTATCATCATGCAAGGGGCAGACTATACTTATTTCAGATTTATCTATAGGAATTGGAAGTCCTGCATCTATAAGAATGTTAGTCCAATTCATTAATACTCATTATCCCCAAAGAATTTACTGCCTATTTCTTCTATATGCCCTCTATCTACATCCCATTCTAACAAGGACATGTCTATATCTACCTCTCCATCCCTATATTTTTGATACTGAATCACACGTTTTTGATTATCATTTTCTACCCGTGCCATAGATAGAGTTACATCCGAAGCCCTAAGGAGTGCATCACCAAAAGCTACTGTTTCTGGTTGGGGAGGAATGTATACATTCGCAGCATCTCTATTAGCTTGAGTAGTTACAAACATAGACACATTTTGGGAAAGGCATAACCCTTTCATAGCATAGAAGAGAGCATGAGATTGTTCCCACATAGCTTTGTTAGCCCTGGAACTAGTAGTAATCCCTGATGTAACCAAATAAATACCGTCTATAACTATAAACTCTGGAGTATGCTTTCTAACCAGCCCTGCAATCCCTTCAATAGTAATTGTCCCTTCTCCATTGATATGGTCACATACTAAAAGACTTGGGGAATTTTCATTCGTAAGGGTTTCCAAAAACTCTTTATATACTGTTTCATTTATTGGGTCACCATTTCTAAGGGCTTTATGAGAAAGCTTAAACCCCATTAAATTTGCCATCACCACATCAGCCCTTAAATTGATAGCTGATACAGGCATTTCTGTGGATATCAATAAAGTTTTATGCCCAGCTAAAGCAGAAATAGCTGCTGTTAATACACTTATCCATGTTTTACCCACAGTAGGTCTAGCAAATAGGGAAATTAATTCACCTGGAAGCCACCCTACCCCTAAACTATTAAGAGTTTTAAAGGGAGTTTTAATTCCCATCAACCCATCTCCCATCTGCCTTTTAACTGTTCGGTTTTGCCATTCAGTTAGTCTATCTATTGAATGTCCGTTGTTATATGTGACAACTTCTTCATCATAAATTACACTAATGTCATTAAGACTATGTGTAATTTGTGAAAAAGCTTTTCTAGGATTTTCTTTAAGAACTTCTTTGTTAGTATTGAAGACATTTACTATTTGCCTGTACAAGACTTGGTTTTTAAACTTATCCACCGCATATTCTAAGTTCAATGAACTGGCTGACGTATCTAAGGTAGGATAATTTTCACATATATGGGCAATAGTTGGAAATTCTCCGTAATCATCTACATACTTGAGTAAAAATTGATATGCATCACTGTGTTTTGCAAAATCCTTAGATGGATGCTTGAATTTTCTAAGTTGGTCGAAGTCAGTTAACCCTAAAACAATTCCAGATTCTATAAAATCAAAACTTTCCATTTCTTCTCCTATGTTAGTAAATAAACTTGGTTATATGAATCCATCAAATAGTATTCCGTATGGTCTTCTGAAGTAATGTACTTTTTAGCCTCTGTTGAGGTAGTAACTTCAGCAACTAACCACACTTGTCTTGTTTGTTGGTTCACTCCCATGAGTTTAAGACTTTGTGAAGGGTTTGTCAAGGACTTTGGTTTACTCAAACCGCCCCGTCTGGTTTTTCTCTTAGTTGGCATCATCATCTCCTAACCAATTAACGTTAGTTAAGTATTTTTCCAATTTTCTTTTAGAACTATGGCGTAACTTATAAGAAGATTCATTTAATTCATCAGTAATTTCTTCCATAGTAAGTCCTTCAACACGTAAATTAACAAATGAGATCTCAGAAGGGCTTAACTTAGATCTAATCAACAGATCTTGGACTTCAAATTCCTGATCTTTATTTTTTGTAATGGGATCTTCTAAAGCTTTAAGAATTTTAGAGGATGTTGTGAAGTAATTTGTGTCTTCGGAAGAAGTGTCATACGCAGAAGAAAAATATGAAGAATCTATACTAGTTGCTTCATGAATAAAGTGCTGTTTTTGAGCCTTAGAGATTAAAGTACGTAATGTATTCACCATTGTTGTATGTAAATACGTATGAAAAGAAGTTCCTCTAGATTCATCAAACCCATCCGCAGCTTTTATAATTGCAATCCGTAATTCTTGTCCTAAATCTTCCCTATCCATGCCCAATACAAAGGATGTATTTAAAAACCTCTGTATCTTGGGTTCCCATTGAATTATTAAATCGTCTGTAATATCCATAAGCCTCCCTCATCTATCTTTTTGCCCCCTATTGAAGCACTTTTGACTACAATAGATATGATTATACTCTCTTCGATGCCCTAATGCAATGTCAGAACGCCTTCTTTTAAAGGACGCACGACAAAAGAAGCAGGTTACAACCAAATATAAGTAAGTTTCCCGACACTTAGAGGAACAAAAACGTTGTCTTTGAAGTATAGAACACCCACAGAGGTCGCATTGACGAGGAAGTTTATGGAATCTGGGAGCAGAATTAGGTAATTCTTCTGCTTTTAAAACCTTACTCACGTATTGCTTACAGACTCCCACCTTCCTAGCTATCTCTGACCCATTCATTAACGGATTATATTGCCGTAATTGAATTATTTGTTCCTTACATTGCATTGCCTTCTAATGCGTCTGCTCCTTAATTAGAGTGGGGGTGGGCCAGGAATAGCTGCCGTATCCCATTCAGGCACAAAAGTCCCATTTTCATCAGTCCAAGGTTCCTTACTAGAATTTATATATGTGTCATTTCGTTCTGCTATTACTAACCATGATATTGTGTCAGAAGATGTGGTATCTTCAGCAGTTATAATAATATTTCCATCCTCTACTCTACCTTTAACTGCTCCCCAACCAGTCTCATTCTGTACCCACACTTGAGGATTTTTAGTTAATGCCGTAAAAGTACCCACTGTCATATTATTAGATGCTTCATCAATACTGGCGGTTGCTGTACCGTCACTTAATGTGACAGTACCACGATAAACTAAGTCATATCTAGGAGATTCTACAAAGCCATGAACTAAGGTTTTGTTTTCTTCATCCAATGGGTGAGGAATTTTAAAAGTACCAGAGGCTTTGGAGATGCTTCCAGTCATTTGTACATTTCCATTGAAATAAGATGTACCAGCATAATCTACAACAAATTTCCAAACTCCATAAGTCGAAAAACCAATTGAGTTAGCTCCATAACCATACATTCCAGTATCGGTGTCAGTAGAAAAACTATATGTTGGAGAACTTGCGGTACCACTTTCT